TTATAGTAATCATAATTTAAGCTAGTGGTTTTATTGTAAAGACCAGCCTCCATAGGATTAGATATTCCTTCTAGTTCCTTGTTGCTTACTCTAACATAATCACCATCTACAAGTCTGTAATATTCTTTATCAAAGAATACAAGCAAATCGTTTGAAGGAGTATACTCGTACTTAATAAAGAGATTATTGTTTAATGTTATGCTTATAGCTCTATCGTCACCAAAAGAAATATATTCAGATGCTATATTATTCTCGTCTTTTTCAATCCAATCCAAAGATTTAGGGAATGATATATAGTTATCAATGAAGCTTTGCTTTAACTGCTTTACACTTAAATAACCATATATATTATTTTTTTCTTCGTTTTGGTGTCCATCAATCTGGAATACATTTCTTGCTTCTGGAGTTTTAAGAAGAGAAGTTTTGTTTTCAACAGTAATTATAATATACTTAGATTCATCAAGTCTTCTTTTTAAAGAAACAGTGTTAGCAACGTTTATTTCTTGTCCATTAGCGTCTAAGATATTTCCAGAATCATCTGTTATTGCCTTAAAGTTCTCGTCTGTCAAAAGAGCCTCTGCTTCAGAATAATCACAAGACAATTTACTTCTTATAGTTTGCCAAACACTAGGTACTTCTTTCTTTGCAACAGAAGTAGTGCCATCTTTGTTTGTTATGATTTTCTTTTCATAAACCAGCTTACCGTCTCTTTTAACTGCTACATAAACATCTTCCTTAATAGGATAATAACTAGGATGCTCATCGTAGAACAAGAAGCTTGGTCTTACATTAGAGAATTGTTTCTTGTACATTAAGTCAATAGCTTCTTTAAGCTGAGCTCTTAATACAGAGTTAGAAACTTTTGATAAGTCTTTTTTAACAAAGTATTTATTAAAGTCATATCCAAAAGCATTAATGAAGTCTTCTCTCTTAACATAGAATTTCATAGTAGCTTTAAGGCTTTCATCTACTGATACGTCAAATTTGAAGAATTTAAGTTTTATACCAGTATCGTTTGCTCCACCATTGTTGTAGTAAGAACTTAGAAGAGTTCCAGCAGAACGATATTGACCAGCCAAGCCATTAAACTTCTCAGAAAGTTTAGGCATTAACTGCATAGGCTTTTTACCATCAGATTTAACGCCAAGTGGGTAAACGTCTTGAATGTTTGATTCTCTATAAAGAGATACAAGTTTATTGTAGTAATATTGTTTCAAGAATCCTTTAGCATCATCTGATATTCCGCTAGAGAACAAGTCTACAAGCTCTGTAAATTCTGAGTATATCTCTCTGTGTTCACCATAGAAGTCTTTAGAGTAATTCTTTAATCCAAATTTTAAAGCATATGGTATAAAGTAATTATAGTTACTATCTCTAAGTAAATAGAAACTATCACTAATTGTTATTTTCTGACTACCTTTGTAGTCTTGATAATAATGAGTAAAGCCCTCGTAAATTACTTTATTCCAAGGGTTATCACTACCAGCTTCATATTTATTGTTTACTCTTAAAGAATAAGCGTCTGAACCTAAATAATCATTTAAGTCGCTTATCTTAAAGTGTCTTACCTTTTCTCCGTCTTCTACTACTGAGAAGTTTGCATCCAGCTTTTTAATTGTGTTATTAATGATATTTACGAAAGCTGTTTTTTCTGGGAAGTAGTAATAGTAATGTCCTTCTCCTAAATCTTTTCTGTATCCATCTTTATCAAGAGCAGCAGAACCAAGTGGGTCGTTATAATATTCATTAGTCCAACAACCATTGTTTTCACTGTCTGAATACTTCATAACATTTGGAGCAACAAGAGTTCTCCAGTTTCCGATATAAGCATAGTAAACTCTGTTTTGAGAAATAGTGTCTATAATGCCAGCAATCTGTATTAAAGCTCTTTTATAATACTTATTTATTTTTGCAACTAAGTCTTCGCTGTATGTTCCAAAGTCTCCTAGTATTTTAGAAGGTATAGAACTTTCATCAGTGTTGCCAAGAACGATCATTCTATAATAATCAACAAAGAACTGACTAACTGTAGAATAATAGTCGAATGTTCTGTCGTAAGACACACCAGTCAACTTTTCTATATTCTCTTCTATGATAGATAGCAATCCAATACAACTATAAGTGAAATACTTTTTGCCTCTAATAGCAGTTGTATCACTTGTGAGAACCATATCACCATTCTGTTGCATTTCGTAAATCTCATCATTTGCAGATATTGATTCACCTTCTGGAATAGGATAATAGTTATATGTTTTACTCCAATTTATTTTTTCTTTATCTGTGAAGTTGTTAGCTGTATCTTCAACTATTTCATTTACAATCTTTTGACCAATAGTTTTATAATATCCTTCTTTGGCAAAGTTTGCAGCGTCTGTTTCTTCATTTACACTTCTATTAAATGTAGTTCTGCATTTTTGTTCATCCAGCTCAAAGTTTTTATCTGTTATTGTTTTAATTGGTCTTGATATTACTTCATTAGATATTCCTAAAGCATCCCAAGAAATAACGTGGTCACTGTTGTAGAAAATAAAGTCTTGTTCGTCGGCTTCTTCGTCATAACCAGTCCAATGAATATCATAGTCATTTATTTCTGCTTTGATTAAAGTGCCATTGTCGTCTTTACTATATCTAGTTCTAACTTCACCAGTATGATTTAAATTCTTATCATCGATTTCTTTAAATCCGTTTTCGTATTCTATTTCTGTAATGCCTCTATTGTTGATAAAGCCATAGTTATACATAAGGCCATCATCACCTTCGACATATATACCATTTGGATCTTCAGTATATCTTTCGATTGTTAAGTTTCCAAAGAAATTATTATCTCTTACTATATCATATTTTCCATTGCCTATAACCTTATATAATTGTTCGTCGGCTATTGAGAAAATACTAACTGGCTTATATCTATTCTTGTAGTGGAAAGCATATAGCCCTTCACCATTTACATAGAACTCAGCGTTATTGTGCTTTTCGTCTATATATGTGTCAAAGTAATTAAGAGCTTCTTGAAGAGAATTAAATATGTGAGAGAAGCCACTGTTATATCTTCCAGACGACAAAGCAGATGGAACAGAATATTTAGCGACTATATAATACTCACCAGTTGAAGATATATAAAAGAGTTTGTTCTCTATATAATCTATGTCTAGCCATTTAGAACTATCTGTAGGGTATGATTCTGTAAGTTCAACCATTCTGTTGTAGTAATCTTGTACAGAAGCCTCTGCCTCAGCTAGAGAAACCTTAGTTGTATAAGAACCAGAAATCATTACTCCACCAGGAGCTTTAACTGTTACAGAACCATTATTGCTTAAAGAGTGATTATAAGCTTTAACAAGTTTATATCTAAAACTTCTTAAGTATGTAATATATGTAGAGTCATAGTTTGCATTTTTAATTGGATATTTAATAGGAGCATATCTGTACAAATATAAAGTACCACTGTCTTCATCGCCCGTATATCCTAGTACACATTTATTTAGAGTTAATGATTTAACAATATCTAAGTGTTTGTTTAAGTTGCTCACTAAGAATGAATTGTTGTATAAGTCATCTATGCTAAAGTTATCATTGTCTACATTACAAATATGATAACCTTTAAATTCAGCATTGTAAGCCTCTTCCATATTTCTGTAAGGAGTGCTTCGACCATATTTAACAGTAGATATGAGACTTAACTCTCTTGTCAATATACTTCCATAAGTAAGTTCATCAAACTTGTTATCATTACTGTTTAAGAAATCTTCCAAAGGTAGTTCAGTAACAAAATCTACAGGATGTCTAATGTTAGCATCTCTGATTTGAGTTTTAACACAATCTTCATTACCGTTTCCATCACCACCTAAAAGGTTTACTTGGTTTGTGCTTTCATAGAACTGGAAGTCTATAGAATTATAGTGAGTATTATTACTAACAAACGGTGGAATTGTGTAGTAAGGAGTAATAATTACATTGTCATCTGTCCAGCTGAAATCTTTAAGAGAACTATGTTTTCTGTGAATATAATACTTTACTCTTTTGCGAGATAGGTAGTTTGTTCCAGTACCGCCAGTAAGATATTTAGAAGTTGAAACTCTATTAATCTTATATCCTAAAGGTATTCTGTATTTACTTTCACCTATAGAATCTTTATACTCTTCTAGCTTTTCGTTTGTTCCATCGTAATCGTTGTCTTTTACTTTATATATTTTATCGCCAACTTTTTTTACGGCTGTGTCTTCTTGAGAGGTTTCCCAGTCTTCACTATCAAGCATCTCAAAGCCGTTAAAGTTTCCATATATATCAGGCTCTTTTGTTCCGTCTCCATCGAAACCAATAGTTTCTTCTGTTTTTTCAGAATATGTTTCTACTTCAATCTGGCGCATAACATAAGATGGTGTTAAGAAGTCCAAATATTTAGTTACTGCAATAATCTGTTTCTCGTTTAAGTTTCCTTTATCTATTCCTACAGAATAGTATATTAAGTTTGTCTTAAAGTATTTGTATACTTTACCAGTATATTCTTTTGTTTCTATTACTAATCCATTTTCGTCTTTAACGTAGTAGTAAGGAGTATATCCAAGAACTGCGGCTGGTCCATATGTATTACAAAGTTCATTAAACTCGTGAAGAGAATACTGAGGTGTTAAGTCGTATGGAGTTACTGTTTCGCTAATACTGATATCACCGAGTTCGTTGTCTGTTGGGTTATGTACTGTTAAATAGAATTGATAATCAGCATTGTCTGCGCTGCTTGTTTCTGAGTTACCAGCTTCGTTTGTTGTATAGTACAAACGTCTATCAAAGTAATATTCTCTAATTTCAATATTAAAGCCTAAGAAATTAAACAAGAGCTGGAAAGAGTAATCTGTACCTTTTATTCTATATATATCAAGAATATTCTTTGCTAATTCACGGTATTTTTCTTCTATTTCCTCATCGGCATTTATTGTTGCTTTTTCAAAACCAAGGAGCTGTGTTAAGTAGTTAATCAAATCCCAAGGGATTTGGTCATAGTCCATATATTCAACACACTTACCAATAACACAATCGAGTTTATCAAACTCTTTCATCATTGCATCATAGAATGCCATACCAGCGCCATTCTGTTCGAGGTTATAGAAATCCTCTTCTGGCATAAATCTATCTTTGTTGTTTTGGAAGAATGAAGATACTACGCAGTATTTATAACAATAAATTATCTGGTGGTATATTTCACCAGTTAGGTCAGCAGATGTAATTCCCATTGCACCAGCAAGGTCATCCCAAGCAACTTTATTTGATTTAAGCTGCCATATCTGAGTTGATTTAATTTGGTCAGAATATTCTAAGAGAACTTCAGCAATATCATAAAACAGCTGTACGTTTTTAAGATATATGTACATCTGCATATCATCTGCGGCTTTCTTTTCGTATTCGCTATATAATGATTGTCTTGTAAGAACTAGTCCCTTTTCTTTTAAAAAATTTACTAAATCGTCGTTCCCTACTAATGTATCAAAAACTTGTTTTAATGAAGGGTTAATGAATTCCATCTCTGCTCCTAAAAGTCTTACTATTAACTTTTAGAAAGTAGAGATAGGTGTTTATTCACGTTCGTATGTAAATATCATACCGTGCTTATCTGTGTCTTCGTGTAAACAAAGTATTTCGTAGAAATCAGCTTCTAGTAAATCCGAGTTTCCAGAACCAGATTCATAGTCGAAGCCAAAGTATGTAATCTTACAGTCAACAACACCAGTGCTGTTCATAATTACTTTTAAGATTTTTGCTCTTGACATACTGCCAGCAATTTCTGAATCCTTAAGCTGACATACTTTCTGTACTGCCTCTCTTACATTTTGAACTACTTCTGTTTCCGAGAAGTTGGAGTTATATGTTATAGTAGCTGCAATATCATAAGTTCTGAAATATGGTTGCAAGAATATAACGTCCGTTCCTGAAATCTTATACTTCTTCATATAGTTTTGCAGAACAGTATCGTCAGTTTCTTTGAGATTGTTGTTAATATCAAAATCATACTGTTTGTTGTTTATGAAGTGCATATAGAAATAAGTATCTGGGAATCTAGAATTGTTTGTTTTAACAATGCTAAATCTATAAACGTGCTGGTCTCCACCATTAGAAGACTCGTCTACTTCTATATAATAATCTGCTTCTCTACTTTCATAAGTAACTTCTCCAGTTTCAGAATCAACTGTTTCTACAAGCTTTCTGTAAGTAAACTCAAGTGGATAATCTTCTGTTGGACAGTAGTAATATTCTCCATTAGGTTCTTCTACAACAAATCTAGTAAAGTCCTCTCGTGGATATAATCTATAAAGTTCGCTGTTAGAAACGTTTGTACCAAACAAGTTTTTATAAAGTTCTTGAACGTCTTCAGTATTAGCTGAGTAGTCTGATTCTGAAGGATAATAAAATCTTAGATTTCCATCATTCTTTGTTAAACCAGAGAAGATAATCTGATTCATAGTTTTGTAAGAACTTCTAACTATGCTTGATAAATTATTTACAAAGTTTACTTCACCAGAGTTCTTTAAAGCAAGCTGAATTGCTTTAACAACTTCGCTACCGTTATTACAGTTGTTAAGCATTACTGTAATTTTTTCATTTTTATATTCTTCGTCTATTGAGAATATTAAAGGACAAGTAGCACTAGGACAACCAATTATATCCATTGATTCTACTGTTACTCTATCACAGCCTACAACGTCAAGGTCGCTTGTGATGGCATACAAAGAGTTAGTGTCTTGCTTTTCTTTTGTAAGTTTAATCTCAAAGTTAGATTTGTTTTGGTCAATATAATAAGACTTAACGCCATTATCGAGAGTTTCATAAGCCATATACTGTCCAGACAAACCTTTAACATCTTCTTTGGCTTCTTCATCTATCAGCTCATCACCAGAGTAGTAGAAGTTCTCATAAACACTTCCAAGAACCAAACTGTTGTTTGTAGAAAGTTTATAGTTTGCAAAGAGATTATCAATTCCAGAGTTATAAATGCTGTTGTTTTCAAATAGTACGTCTCCAACTTCTATAGAGCTTTCGATTGTACTTGTTAATCCATTCTGAATGATATAACTCTTAGCGATTGTTTCAGTTACAAGCATACACTTCTTCTGTCCGTAAGCTTTGTAAGAATAGCCTTCATTAGTAAAATAGCACTTTAAGAAATCAGACATAAAGTTTGTTTCTGAGTTTTCCTTTTTAAAGTAAATACTAGAAGAGCGTCCAATGATTGGAGATTTAATTTCTAAGTATCCAGTATTTGTTTCTTCGTCTATAATCATACTAGCCAAATCACTATAAGTAGCTGCTTGCAATGGGTCAGACAATAACTGTCTACCTGTGTTAGGAGATGAAGTATCCTTTAAGAAATGAATCAAACCTTTGTAAGAAGTACCGCCAATAAACAGAGTGCTTGTATCGTCAATATCTATAACGTCTTGAAGTGTATGGTATCCCCAAGAATCACTATAAGACAGAGTTGTTAATTCTGTTCCTTTAATGATTAAATCGTAGCTGTTATAAACAGTTTTGTTATTATTGTTTTCATCCAGGTCATCTTCATAATCTGTGTTAAAGATTAAGTTCTGTTCAACAACTGCTGTTAAGTGTCCCAACGGATATTCATCAGCTGGTATATCTTCCAGTCTTCCGTCTATATATCTTTTAAGGTCATAGTTTGTTTTAAATATATGATTTAAATAATCTCTTATACCATACAAAGTATTCCAATTGTATGTTTCTGTGTGTGGAATTAAACCAGACGACCATTTTGAAGAAGAGATTTCGCAAACATATGTTACACCATTTACTTTAAATGATAACTCGTATGTGCCGTCTTGGTATGGCAGTACAGCCTCAGCAGTTGTCATATTTAATCCAATGTGCTGATAACTTGTACCAGGTGCGTAAAGTTCTATTTCATTAGTATAACCATCTGCAACATCTCCAGAGATAGCGGCAGGTAAAGCATTATTGATAAGTTGTACAATACCATCTCTATATTTAGCTGCAGACTTTAATACAGATTTTCCATAAGTTGCTTTTGCTCCAGCAACTCCTTCGTTACTCCAGTACAAATAATATTTATCATCATCTGTCATACTAGAGTCTCTATCAATATGTAAGTCTATCTTTATTTCTGTTTTGTTATCAAAGCAAACAATAATATATCTTGCATTAGAAACATCTATAGGAGTATCCAAGTCATAAGAATCTTTAGAGATAAATCTTGCGTTTGTATCTTTACAAAGTCTAGTATCACTCATTGTTAAAGAGTCGTAATTCTCTTCGTCAAGTAAAGAGAAAGCAATATCTTTAAAGAAGTTCGCAGTAGTTGCCTCTGTAGATATTTTAAGTTTTAAGTCTTCGTTGGCAACTCCATCTATAAACATATTTTCTTTAAAGTCAGATGGTAAACCAAGTATTGTAGCATTCTTAAAATTAATAGTATTAGAACTATTTGTAATAAGATATAAGTTCTTATAAGAAGCTCCAATGTTAATGTTCATATCATAATCGGCTGTATTGAATACATATCTTTCATTAAGTCTTGGCTCGCTAGCAGAAGTAAACCAAGGGAAGTAATTATACATAGAAGTAGGAACTTCATCGTACTTCTTATTAAACAATACAAAGCTGAATGTTTCTTGTGGGTTTATATATCTACCATAATAAGACTTAAAGTTCAAAGGCATATTTGTAGCTGTGTATGTCTTAGCCTTAAATATATTTGTATTTCTGTCTAGAATAATATTATAGTCTTCTGGTGTTACAGCTCTATCCATAGTTCTCAATGTTAGTGGTCCATTAAGTACAGCCTTGTCAAGAGTTTCTGCATCAGAACCGCCAGAACCAAATTCTTCATTTGTGATTGTTATATTATAAGATTTTTTCTGACTATCAGTTACAGAAGCAGTTGTATTAATAAATGTAGACGGAATGTTTCCAACACTACCATCTGTAGTTCTATAGAATACTCCAATATTAGAATCAGCTGGTAATAATCTTGACGAGTCAAGAACTCCAGCACTAGCAAACCTAATTCTGTAAGTTTGGTCTTCGTTCATTTCAACTACATAAGGATAAGCAAGAGTTTTATCCAAAGCATCTTTTGAAACAAATGAGTTTACCTCTAGCAGTTCTGAATTACCATTAGAACTAATAAGATATACTTGTATACTATCAGCGGCTATATTTGTATCAGCCAAATCTATAAATGGTCCATCATTTGTAGAAGTTGTCATACTTGTATATTTTGTTTCACCTTGTAAAGCATACAAAATATTATTGTTTTCATCTGTTTCGTATTCTGTGTTTCCAGCTTTAAGAACTACAGAATCTAGATATGATGGCTTACCATCTTTTATTTTTATAATCTCCCACTTAATCTCTTTACCATTTATATCTTTACCAGAAAACTTAAAGATTTCATTAGGTCTGAATCCAAGTCCGCTAGAGTTACTAGGAGTTAAAAATAATCTATCTTGCAAAAGCGCACCAGTTTCTATTCTAACAGCAACCTTAGAAGCGTGAGCCATTAAAGGTACATAGCCAATCTGTTTCAAGTGTCTAACCTTGTTAACATCTTTATTGGCAGTTGTTAAGAACATTTCATTAAATAATACATCTTGTCTTGTAGACATATTATCTGTAATCCAAGACATAAGCTGCATAAACATTACGCCAGCTTCACTGTCATAGAACTCAGGCCAGTTCTTTTGCCAATTAGGATTTTCTTCTATTATGGATTTCATCTCTGCCATTACAGTTTCAAAATCCATACCTGTTTTTTGTATTCTTGGTAATTCTGTTAATACTTGTGTAGACATCTTTGCTCCTCTTAAATTGTCACTGTAGTTTCTATTTCAGAACCATCAGAAACTAGTCTTAGTTTTAAATCTATATCAACTGTATCAGTATCAGTAAATTTAGTTAAACTACATTCTTCTACTTCTACTCTAGGTTCATTTCTTCTTATACTATTTACTATTTCAGATATTAAGTCATCTATTGACATCTCTGGCATAAATAAATATCTACTTACATCACTCCCAAAGGCTAAGTTCCCAATTCTTTCGCCTCGGCGTGTAGTAAGTATTCTTCTTATGTTCTCTATTATATGTGGCCCTTCTTCTTGAAACGCTAAGCCATTTTGTTTATAAAAACCTACTCCAACATTATCATTCATATCTTTAACTTTACGTTAATTTCATTACTCTTATATTGGCAGTATTACAGTTTTTACAATAATAGTCTGGGAGCTTATTGTTAAGTTCTAGACGAGTACAGTATTCAGCCTTAGTAAGAACTTTATCTATACTTCCATCTTCTTTTTGTTCAGCGTTTTCAAAGTCACTCTCATTTAAATATACATTCTTAACACTTTTTATAGTAGTCTTAAACTCTACACATCCATCACCAATTATATATACAGTATCGCCTTTTTTAAAATTTCTATTACCAAAGTATGTAGAGTCAATCGCATTTATATCTATATAGTTAGGATTATTTTCGGCATTGATAAAAGCATTAGGGTCAGAACTATCAGTCTTGGCTCTACTTACTAATAATCCACTAGTATCTATTAAACCAGCTTGGCAACTTATTTTTTTGTATTGTGGGTCTAAACCCAATAAGTTTCCATAACATTGTACAAATGTTCCACTAGTTTTACTTAATCTTATTTTTATACACTCTATAAACTTCTGAGCGTTTTTCTCATTAGTAGTAGCATTATATAAGGCTTTGGCGCGGCCCGCAACGAATGTCTTTATATCTCCACAGATATTTCTTAAACAATATACACAAGCATCAGCATTACCAGTAGTATTCTTTAAGGATTCTAATAGATTTATATATTTAGGATAATTATTAACTGGATCTAATTCATACTCTTTGGCACTATCACTTAGACTATTAAACTTGTCATAAGCCTTATTTAAGTAATTTGTTAGGCTATTTAATAGATTTTTTGTATAGTTTACAATAGAATTAGGGCCAATTGTAGGTTGTAATAATAGTTCTACGTTATAATCACTTATATCTATATAGTCTACTTTACATTGTACAGTAATGTAATAGTCATAACTATGATAGTATTCATATAGCTCTGCATCATCATATATATCAGATTTAATTTCGCTTGTGGCGGCTGCGTATCTACTCTCAAATACGCTCTTTATCTCTTCATTAGTTTTGCCCGTAGATTTACTAATAACTGTAGCGACTGCAAAGCCCGTATGGCCTGCATCTTCAAAGAATAAATTAACTGGGCAATTTTTCTCTATACTATCTATATAGTTTTTGTTTCCAGTTATTGTAAAGCTAATACGATTATAGCCGTCGAGCTCTGCTCTTCTGAATTTAAAATAACTAAACCAAGAATAGTTAGTTAGTTTACCGTTTATAGAGTTTAGTAAACTTTCTGCCTGAGAAACTTGACCGAGGAAATTATCTGTACTACCGCTTTTGTATACTAAGCCTTCGAGGTCTTTAACTGTTGGCATATCTACTGGGAGGTCACTAGTTTCCCACTCACTAGTTTTCATATCTTCCATAACGGTTTTATAATATTTATCAACGCCTATTCCGCCCCAGCTGTCTTTATAAACGTTAACGTTATTTAAAACGTCTGTGTATGTTTTCTTTGTTTCTGTAATTGTTCTTACTCTTAAGTAATCATCATCGTATACACCTTTATTCTGGAAGTAATCATTTCTATTGTCAGAGTAAGGCTTAGCCATATTCCAAATAACTGCTAAGTCTGTAATAGTATTTGAGTATTTATTTCCGCTAGCGTCTATAACGTCTGTATAGTAAGGCACAAAGCCAGTAAGCATAATAGTTGTAAGGTCTGTCCATTTATTTGTTTTGCAAGCGTAGTCGTCTAAGTAGCTAGCCTCTTCGCAGTTTCCTACGATAGTATCTAAGCACCCAACAGTTATTTGTCTATTATAGCCGTCAGAAGCGGAAGTATCTCCAACTACAAACTGAGACATACTAATTCCTTCAGTCTTTAAGAAATTAGTCCACTGGCTTTCGTAGTTATCTATATCTTCTAGTATTTGAGCAGAACCATATATTCTTTTAGATGTTGTATTATAAGTCATTAAATTACCTCCTTAGAATTTTTAAATCCATACCAGAATGCATTCTGTAGACTTTTGCCTTTCCCTTGGATAAAGTCTGTTATTGCGTCTATATCTGATGTTGGGTCTAATAGCCAAGCCTTTATAGCTTTGTCTTGTCTTGCTATTAAATCTTTTGTATAGACTTGTGCTAGAGTTATATCATCTGTATTAGAGTTCTTTAAGAAGTTTTCTACTACAAAGTCTTGTAGCTCTAAAGTTCTCTCTTTGTATTTATTAAACATTTTAGTATAATTGCTTAATATATTCTTTAATGATATTTCAGAGCCTTCTTCATTTACAATATCTAAGGTGCTAAAGTTTTCTTCACTTAAATACAGAGGAACATTATCTGGCGTTAAGCCCTTGTGTGTTTCTCTGATGGCGTCTTTTAGACCCTCTTTAATATTATGACAGAAATCTGTTAAGATATTAGTGTCCTGTCTGTATTTAAAGTCATATGTATTATAGAGTTCTTCTTCCTTCTTCTTTATCGCCAAGGCGTCCCTTTCAGAAGACTGGTTATTTCTATAGTCTTCAAAGTCTTGTATTTGGCTAGGGTTAGTAATAGTAAGACAGAAGTTATAAAACTCCTCTCCAGCGAAAGACTCAAATGTCTGCCTGTATTCTTCTATATCTGCTTCAGTAGAACCTGCTGGCGGTAATTTGTAGTTATAGTAAGCATTCATACAAGTCTCTTTATCCTCGTAGTATTTAGTGCTTATATTATTTATTTTGTCCTTAAACTCATTTAGGTCATCTATATAAGGATTAAGAGTTTCGTATTTTACGTCTGGAAGCTTAATATTATTAACTATATAATCAGTCCATTCGCCTTTGTGAGCCTTATATGTTTCAGCTGCTGTTATGATTTCATACTGTCTTCCTGTCTGGCCACTATCTGCGTCAAAGGATATAAGGCTTGCTATTGCTTTTATATAGTTATCAAGGGCTTCGTTTAGCCCCTTTCCAAACTTTAGCTCTATACCATCAAAGTCGCCTTCAGATACATAGAATATATCAGTGCTAATCTTCTTTTTTATACTAACTAGTTTCTGAGATATTGCTCCTGCTGCTTCCTTAAGTGTTTCAAATATAGCTGCTTTCAGGATTGTCATTCTTCTAAGGTTATCTAGGGTATATATTTTATTGATAATAGTTCCTATCATAGATGCTGTTGCTGTCTTAGAAACCTTTATTAGCATATTGGCATAGTCTACTGCATTAGAATACTCTTCAGAAGATTGGTCTATTTCGGCCAAAGGAGACAAGTCTACCTGTCCTGCTTTATATATAGAATCCACTGCTGTCGTAAGGGTAATGTTTTTCTTCATATCCATTATCCTGTCTATACTGTCAAACATCTCTTGGAGCACTGTATTTTTTTCTAACTCGTCGTCTATACTACTATAATATACCAACTGTGTATTTTCACTAACTTCCGTTCCTATTATATCTCTAAGGGAGTAACTGAATGGGCTCATATTACAGTAATACTCATAGTCTATATCGTCTTCCTCCATAGAGTTTCCAAATACTGCTTTCGTATATGAGATATTACCAAGGGTAATATCAGGAACCATATCACAAAAGTCTTCATACTTCATTCCAGTAAATCTCTTGGCTAGTATTGGTAAAAATAATTTATTTAATATTACTTTTAAAACGCCTTCTATCTTTGGTTCTGCTGGTATATCTTCAGATATTAAGCCCCCGTCAACTGGTATAGCATTTTGAGCAATTACGGTTGCTGTCGTACCTTCTATCTTAGTAACTGGTCCATTACCATATATATAAACCGCGCCATCAATTACTTTCACTTGATTACCAGATGCAGCTCCTGCTAAGTCTTTCCAAGTTTCTCCTAAATCCTCAGTATATACTACTAAGTCTTTATCTAGAGAAGAAGCATATACTATAAAGCCGTGGTTTGCTTCGGTTGCTTCCTCTGCTGTCGTATATACGATGCTGCCCCAGTTACCTGCTGTCCTGTCTGATTGTACTATTGTAGTACCACCATCATCTGAATATGTTAAACCGCCGTTGTTAGTAGAACCGTATATAATTCTATCATATACTTTTTCTCCTGGGCATCTAGAAACTCCTGTCGTAGACCAAGTCTTTCCGTTGTCTTCAGTTCTATAGCTGTTGTATTCATCATCTCCAATTCCGTAGTAATTCTTTCCTTTCATAAATACTCCTGTTATAAGTGGTATTGCAAGTCTGTACCTGCATTATAATCGTCTAGTGTATATTCTCCTTTAAATACCTTATCTCTTAAAGTCTTCCAGAATACTTCTGAATAATAAGGGTGAGCAATATCATAGTTTTCGTGAATTAAGTTTCTTATCTTTCTCCATACATCGCCATATAGCTCATCTAACCTTTCCTTAAAGTTAACAATCTTTATAGATGCTGTCTGAATAATAGATGCTGTCGTAGGATGAGTTAGTATATATACAGTTGGCTCCTGGATTGTAGCGTTGGCGTCTATATCGCTAGTATGACCGTGTACTTTGTCGTTTTCATAATCTCTTACGTCTACCCATCTACCATATGTTATATCTTCTAGCTCTCCAGCGTCTGTTCTTTTAACCTGAGACCTAGAGAAAGTATCGCCGTCTTCTGTATACCAAACACCTTTATAATCATAATCGCAAGCTACTACTCTAGAAGGGATAGGTTCTTCATCACTACTGAATTTCTCTTTAAACTCCCATAGCTTTCCTATATTCTCAAATTCGTCGCAGTTGCATTTTGTCCAATTAAGTCCATTATCGTCTGAACGATAAACTCCGTCTCCTTTGGTATAATTAGATGCGTCAAAACATCCTTTCGATTCTTTTGCTATGTAGTAGTATTTATCATAAGAGTCTTTTTCGAACTTTGTATACAACTCTGTCTTTTTTTCTGCTGCATTATATTTGTAATAGTCTTTAGAGAACTGTTCTCCTTCTCCTCTCTGCCAGTCTGTCTCTACTATACTTATAAGGTTTTCCTCTTTTATATAAGGCACTGAACCTGCTAAGTATCTATACTGTGGCTCCTCTTCTGTTCCTATATTGATTTTAGCAAAAGAGTTAAAGCTCTTAGTTTTTTGCTCTGATTGAACCCAAGTATTTCCACCGTCATCTGAGTATTGAATTCCTCCATCGCTTAGACTTCCGCGGAAATATCTTTTAGTTCCTTCTTTTTCAGCATCTGGAACCTCATACTCTGAAACCCAGTAAGGTCCGTGGTGTTCTGTTTGCTTTCCTAATAGTGTATTAGCTAATGCCTGTGCTGTTCCACCTGGAAGTTGTATAGAGGATAGGCTATTATACTTATTTACTTCTGACTCGACTGCTTCCTTGTACTGTTCTACTATTACAAAGTTTGCTGATCCTTTTGTAAGTGTATCTCCATTCATCCAAGTTGTTATTGCTGTCGTGCCATTAAATATTTTTCTTATTTCTGCTTCTAGGTCTCCAGATAGTTTTTGAAGTATTTTCGATATTTCTTCTGAAGACATTGTGTTGATATCTTTTATTAAGAATTCGTAATTCCAAATCCAGTTTTTTAATCTTACGATAATTGAAGTTATAAGTCCTACAAGAATCTCGTTTACAATTCCTAATACTATTTGGCCGATATCTGCAACGTTTCCTGGCGAGCACCAAACTCCTGTTCCACGTGCTATCAACTTAACGATAGGAGTAACTACATCTGCTACCGCCATTAATTTCTGATATACTTCAGTTCCTTTAATAACTACATATAATGGATTTAATAAGTTCTGAATTAATGTAGCGCCTGCTACCTGTCCTACTAAAGCTGGGTCCTGTTGTAAACCAGTTATCAAAGTCTTTACGTTTACTATAGCATTCTTAACTGCTTCAGAAGCAGATTTTCCCATTCCTACGATATCGCCGACTGTTACGTATAATTTTTTATTAGTATTTTTTATTCTTTCTCCACCAACAACAGTATTGGTGTTAGTAATCTTCCATCTCATAACTTTAACTTAAATAAAAAAGCCGTCTTGGCTGACGGCTTTTATTGTATTGTTCCTCTAAATACATCTCCTAGCATTTTTGGTTTTTCCTTTTCGCTAGAAGCATTGCTGTTTGCTATCTCATTGTTCTCTTCTTCTACTTGTTCGTTAATGAGCTGTACATAGTCTTGCAACTCTGGTATTGGCATCCACAAGGCTTCCTCTCTAGAGAAGCCATAGTGGACTAAACTCATAACGTTATGTCTTAGAAGTCTAAGATTACGACTATCCAAGACGAAAAAAGTCAGCAGTAATTGGAACAGGCATTGTAATTACATTACCACAGTGTGGACAAACAACTGTAATTTCTGGCTGGTTTACTGCATCTTTGAAAGCATCATTAATTGCTGCTTTATCTCCTCCTGGAAGTTCGTGATAGAAGTCAATCCAGTCTGCTGGGTCTACTTCGTCTCCGTTTGGATACTGAATTGAAGTAGTCTTATTTACGAAAGTAAGAACTGTTTCTGTAGCTAATGGGTTATTAGCGTGAAGCTTCTTAAGCTTTTCAAGGCTTTCTTCAGTTTCCAATCTTGACAATGGCATGACTACTGTGAAGCCTGTATTTGGAAGCTTAATAACTCTTTCGTCTGGAGTGTTTGCATCCATTTCCTTCCATTCAATATCTGAGATATTCATTTCGTGTTCGAAACTCTTATCACAATCTTCACAAGTGATTTTAAACTTATAGCTGTCGCCATATGTAATAGAACGAAGAACATACATCATATATGTTGCATCATAAGAAAGAATTCTCTTTGCTGGATAATCGTTACACATACAAGTATCATACAATACTCTGAATGTAGAACCGTTCTTCAAATATGCTTTATTTGTAAGGATTTCCTCGTCTGCCAAAGACATTGGAGTAAGATTAACAAGTCCTCTTCTCAAATCTGGGTCTTCTGAATCCTGATAATGAATTCCTCTTGAAGGCAGTGGGAACTGAACTGGTTCAACAAAGTTGAACTTTTTCTTTGCTGTCTTTCTCGCATTTACATTTAAAGTTTTAGTGATATTAGCTGCTGTTTCTTTATCATCTCTCTTAAAAGCTTCCATATTGGCTACTTTAGAAAGATCCAAATCTGGCATTGCTGTTGGGTTATTTTCAAGTTGATCTTTTTGTGACATTCTTTTCTCCTTTCTTTCTTTAACTTATTTTTATGCTAACTGCATTTCTGGATTTCCGTCTTCGTTATCGTAGATGCTATGTTCCTGTTCTTGGCCTTTCAACATTCTATCTACTGATTTTAAGGCTTTTGTTTCTGCCTCTTGAGAGCCATAGTTTAACGCTGCTCTTGCAGCTTTTACTGGTATTCCACAAAGAGTAAAAGCACCCGCTCTTTCTAGATATAGCTTTGCTTTCTTCATTCCAGAAATAGTTTCTCCGTTTATTGCTGTTAATGTTAAACTAGGAAAAAAGTGCTGCATTGCTAAATATGGAATACACATACTTGCTATTGTCAACGATAAACTTCCTACAGTCTTTAAGGCGTCCTTTACTTCTGTTCTTTTTAGAAGTTTTATTACATCTACATATTTATCACAAAGGTCTTTGTACTGAGCTTTTGCTTCCTCTTTTTTTCCAACTTCGTACAAATCCTCTATATATTCAAACTTGTTAGCTAAAGCATTTACTTTTCTAGCAGCTTCAAGTATTTGAGGATTTTTCTTTGCTCTTTTTTCGAGCTTTAGAGCTAGTTTATATAAGCGTGCGGAAGTTTTAAAATACTTTATTCCTTCAGTAATTACTTCTTCTTGCTGTTCTTCTTTAATTACCGAAGGAAGTGGATGCTTACGTTCTTTCTTGAAGTATTTATAAGCAGCATTTATAACTTCTTTTTCGTTATCTTCAAGAATTACTTTTGCCATTACAATACCTGTTCGATGTTATATCTCTCTTCTCTGATGAATTTATTAAATTCTGCGTTTGTAGATTCTTTCAATACTGCTTCTGTATCAAGATATGTTTCTACAAAGTATTTTGCTGTTGCTACAATCTTTCCAAACTCTAGTTTAGAAGGAAGTGTCTCATAGGTTCCTCTCTTGTTAGACTTTGCTATAATTTTGTTGCAGTCTTCCAAGATAGAAGTTGCCTGAATTTTTTTATACTGTGGGCTCATAGTATCTTCATTATAAAGTCTGTTTTCTACAAGCTCTATTTTGTTGCAGATATGGTCTACAATTCTTTCAAAGTCTTCTTCGAGAGTAACACCTTTACAAAGATCTTTAATTCTTCCAGAAGCATGGAAGATGTCTGTGTCTTTGTCATAGTTGCTTTCAATAGATTCTTTAATCTGTTTAAATTTGCAGTAGTCTTCGCCATACTGAACTGTATTAAAAATATCCTGTAATGTTGCCATTTGCATTCTCCATTATATTAATTAACTTATGATAGCAATTATTATTTTTTAATCGAAGAAGGTCCCTCAAAAAAAATTGAAAAATTTTTTCATTTTTAATAAAGTTAATAGAATAAGAGGTATTTATGGAAAAAACAATCAATGAACAGATAGTTGATGAAGACCTTATCAGTGAAGATTTTAGTATAGATGGCGCTCTTATTGCTGAAGAAGAAATAAGAGATGGTAAAAAGGCCATTTGTTTTAGAGGTGTATTCTCTGAAGCAGATAAGATGAACAGAAACCACAGAATTTATCCAAAAGCTATTTTGAAAGAAGCTTTCACAAATGCTTGGAATGAATCTATTGCTACTGGTCAGCCTATCTATGGAGAACTTGAACACGCTTCTGATGCTAAATGCCACCTTGAAAGAATTGCTGTTACATTCCCAGAGCTTTCTTGGAATGAAGAAAAGGGTCAAATTGTAGGAAAGGCTATTCCTACTCTTACTGAAGCTGGTCAGACAGTTGAAAAGTTGGCTAAATCTGGATTTAAGATTTGCTTCTCTACAAGATGTGCTGGAAAGGTTAAACCTTATCACGGTCCACTTGCTGAAGGTGTTAACAACGCCGTTGAAGTTCAGCCAGGTTTAAAGATTATTTCTATTGACGTAGTAGGAACTCCTTCTTGTCAGAAAGCAGTTACTAATACAGTTTACGAAGGTTTTGAGGAACCAGTAAAAAAAGGTAGAACATTTAAAGAGATTTTTGATTCAGAATTCTAAAATAAAAGGCTGGTTTAAACCAGCCTTTTTTATTATGCTTTACAATGACTTACTTGGAACGCTTGTCCGTCTACGTTTACAGTAGTTCCTGGGAGTTTGTTGGTTGTTAATATATATCCAGTACCAGTTCCTATAGTTACTTCCCCTTTTGAACCTGGGTTTATAGATATATTACTATCACTAGATATATTAATACCATTCTTTGTCGACATACTTATTTGTTCTTGTTGCTTTCCTTTTGAGATAGTTAAGTTACACGTTACATCTGAAGAATTATTATTTCCCATTTGAACCTGTGAAGAACCCATATGCAATTGTGCAGATGTTTCTCCTTCACCTTGATGCGAAATTTCTACAAAATCTAGTCCACCAGATACGGAGTTCATAGTTCCCTTATTAAGATTAGCAGCGGAAATTCTAAATGTTCCGTCTGATAAAGCACTTATTTCTGATTCTGCAGGTATTTCTGTGTTTTTAAATTTAATACTAACTCCATTATTATCAAACATTACGAGAGTTCTTCCATTAGGAGTTTTCGTACCATCATCTTCTGTTTTATAAAGGTTGTGATACATGTATACTTTATCTCTATTCATAACAACCATATTGTTTAATGGTCTTTCTTCCCAATTAAGAGTTGATTTATTATCGTCCGTTACGTTAAGTTCGTCGTCTCTTACTATGTGAGTTTCTCTTTGCTTAAACACAAAGCTGCTGAATGGGTCTGTAAGGTTAGGTGTTTCTTCTTCGTTTACTAAATTCTTGTCTCCGACAACCTCTCCAGTGTTATTTTCTTCGTCTTCGTCTGCGTTTTCTTGCGGAAGCTTGTCGGATGGACCATCTATTGTTTTGCTAAGTTCGTTAAATTTTGTTATACCACCGAGCCAAACGAATTTATCTTCGTCCATTGAAGTTCCAATCTTGGCAACTATTCCCCAAGTATTAGGTTGTGGAAGCATGAATACACCAGCGTCAAAAGCCATTCCCATTACTCCAGTTGATACATAGGCATCATAATCGCCGCCAGCGTAAGTAAACGTTCTTTCGTCGCCATTTATTTCTATACTTTCTTGTCCATAATCTTCTATTGATCTTTTTGGATCTATTGCCATATCAGCAAAAGCTACGTCTGAATATACTCTTTTCTTAACCCTTACTCTTATGGTTCCTTTTTTAAAAAAATCTGAATTGTCTATAACTAAAGCTTCAGAAATCATCTTTTCTCCTTCTTTTTAAGCCAAATAAGGCGCTATCTTTTCTATCACTGGTATTTTTAAAATTCTTCCAAGCCAGTATTCTTGAATACCATCTGTGAAGTCATTTGCTATGTCTATCATCCATCCAAGTCTTTCATCACCTAGATAATAAGCAGCTATTTTATCTGGTCTATATTCCATACCTTGTAATACAGAACCGCTTTTACAATTATCTTCGCTTCTTATCAGTTCTATAACCTTTTTCTTTACGAAAGCTTTAATCTCTGTGTCTAGCTCTCCACTATATATATCTTCTAAATAGCTTGATTTTGTCATTCATCTTCTCCTTAGCCTTTTAATTTTTTTACTGTTTCTACAGAATCAATAGAACCAGCTATTTGCATTTGTGATTTTAAATCCTGGCTTTTCAAGATTTTGTAGTATGTTGAAGGGATTAACCCTTTTGATGAATCACCATACTTGTCTTTGTCATAGAAAACACTTTTTCCGCCTTCTGGATGCTTTAACTTTTTGAAAACCGAGTTGTATAAACCATATACCCATTCTGGGTCATTTTCTCCGCCATCTTCATATTTTACTTTATTTCCTTCTTTTGACTGATAAACACCATTATTTACCATATACTCCGAATAATTACCTGAAAGTCCATCCTTTAAATCTTCTCCTACTAATGTCGCAAATGCATTTATTAATCCTCCTAGAGAGAAGAACGTATACATTTTTCCAACTGCGTCTGCCATATAATCATCTGCCGTTGAACGATTGTTTGTTATACAGCTATCGAAAGAGCTGAAAAGGTCTGCGAGTCCATCAACTTCGTCTTGAGCTGTTTCTTTAGATAACTCTTGCTTTATATATGTTTTGTAAGAGCTTTCTCCACTTACTCCCTGCAAGTTGTCTTGAGAGTTGCTAAGAGCGGTAAACGCTGCTACTGAGTTAAAGTTTAAATTTTCAACCTGCTCAGCTGTTTTTTCTATTGTTGAACCAAGTTGAATCTCTGGGTTTTCTGTTGCCAAGTTTTGGAATTCAGAAATAAGTTTTTCATATGTTGCTCTATAACAATTAAAGAATTCTTTGTAAGAATATGGTACAACCCCTCTAATCTCTGAAAGGTTATATTTATTTATTTCTGTGGTAATTCCATCTTTAGTTCTTTGTAGGCTTTTTTTATAATTTGTATCGCCGTCTGTCATTGACAATGTAATTCCATTTTTTGTTTTGTTAAACTTTACAAGAGGAGAGCCATAAAAAAGAGCCGACAAGTTACACAAATTAGTGTGAACTATTGCTTTATATAGCGCATCATAACTATTTACACAGTCTTTAAAACATTCGTAAGCATTATTATAATTGTCTTTCAATGCCTTTATTTGCTTTTTTATTTCTCCAAATGCTGTAACAGCTTCCTTTATTTTGTTTAGGTAGTCTGTACATACTTTTGAGAACTTTTCTTCTACAGGAGTTTCTTCAGATGTTGTTGTAGTTTCTGAATCATCACCATTAGCCTTAGCTTCTTTTTTTGCTTGCTTATCTTTTGCGGCTTCTATGTTTTTAGATATTTTTATTATATTATCAATATTAGACTTTAGAGTGTTTAATATACTTTCAGCAGAGCTTATTTGGCTAGCCGTTTCTGCATTTTCCTCCAATCCATTTTCTTTTAAAGAATAAAGCTCGGTTCCTCTGCTAGAGCCACTAGGTCCACAATAATAAGTTCTAATATCTGAGCTTAATTCGTCTAGATATATAAATTCTTTCATGTCTAGCTTATCAAGATTTTCTTTGGCTTGTTCTATGGCGGCCTTAAGGCTTTCTTCTGTTATTTCTTGATCTAAAGGAGAATTATCTATAAAGATTTTTTTATAAGCATCTTCTTTCCATTTATTGTTTATTTTATTTACGAAACTGCCTATACATTCTTTTGCAAAAGGAACAACTCCTTTATTATCTCCTACTGTAAACTCTTTATTTAAGCTTTCATTATCAAGGAATGTCTTAACAGTTAAACCACTTGTCATTTTAGAAATAACGCTATCAGTATTTGTTTTTAGTTCTTCTGCGGTTTCTTTTATTTTTTTCAGACAATATGAGTAAGCAACTTCTGGGTCTCCGCTACTTTCTTCATCTTTGTTAAGTTTGTATCCTAAAAGCTCTTTTGTGCTCTTTGAAGGAACCCAAACTTTCTTTAAAGAATCTTCGCAAAGGTGTTCGATGTCTGTTCCTTCTTCGTCTGTAAAACTTGTTGAACCCATTGCACTGTCTACAGTATCACTATCGCTTATGTTTATGTCAACTTTAAATTCAAGTTTACCAATACTATCAAAGCTTATATCTCCACTTGCTGTTGTACATTTTGAGTTTTTTACGGCTTCTGCAGAAGTTTTAGATAATCTATTATACACTCCACTTTGATTATTGTTTAGTTTATAAATGCTACTAGTGCTATTTTCTACAGCTCTATTATATATTTTTGCTAGAACAACTGCTTCGTTATAATAAGCAATTAATTTATCATCTAAAGAGGTAATATCAGAAACTAAAGAGTATAACGAACCTTCTAAAATAGATGTTACATCTTTATAGCCCTCGTCAGTTCCAAAGAATATATCAGCATACTGTGAAGAATAGTCTAATTGATTCTTTATACTCCATGCGTCATAATAAGCTTTAAAATCTGGAACTAAATCTAAGAAATTTTCAACAACTTCTGTACACTGAATAACCGCTTTAAATCCCATTCTTCTTGAGTACCCAGCATATCCTTTGTTTCCTGACATTTCTATATTGTACATTGGATGGCTGCTTCCGCCATTATACTTTCTTCCATATAGAGAAGGGTATATAGTTCCAGCGTCATCAAGTTTTTCTATTTGAACTGAGTTTACTATATATTTTTTGTATCTGCTAGCTTGTCCATCTTTAGACAAAACGGCAGATATTTTTAAATAATCTGATCCAACATAGTTTGTTATATTATTACCGCTTACTGCGCCTGGATATTTATATAAATCACCAACAGAGTCAAAACCTTCTTCTCCATCTTTATTCTCTAAGTGAACTTCAATTAAAGGTGGTTTAATTAAAACTCCATCGCTAGAAGAAGTAACGTCTGCAAACACCAAACTTCTAAGCTGCATTTCTATTGCTTCTATTCTATTATTTGTCCAATAGAACATCCAAGCGTCTGTTCCGTACTGTTTTCCAAGTTCAGCTTCGCCTTCGGCGTCTAATGTGTCAGGGGCTAAAGCTTCATATGTTAATGTTATATTAAGAGTAGATAAGTTTGTTCCAGTATATACATGATATTGTCCAAGTCTATTCAATAATGTTTCTGTTGCGTAGTTAGCCTGAACTGCTCCCTCTGAAATTTCTGGTGTGAATTCAAAAGGAATTTTAAAATCTTCTTCTCTTGCGTTCGAATAATTCCAGAATGGCTTAATATAAATATATCCAAGCTTTTTGTTATAGCTATTTCTTTGTTTTATAAGATTTATATATTTTGCTTCTTCCTCTGATAAATTTCCAAGCCCTGAAGAAGTAAATAAGTTTGCATTTTTAGCATATGTTATCTGTTCACCAGCGCTCTGCTTTTCTATATAAGCTGCTTCTGATGGATGTTTTGCCTCTATTACGGCTACCTTTTTTCTAATTTCTATTGAAGAACTAAAATCGTCGTCGTTTGATTTTACATAAGCTCTTTGAGCAAAGTTTGCCTTTCTTATCTGTTCAAGATTCTGTAAAGCGACACTAATTCCATTTTTATCTTTCCCAGGGTGATGTATTGCGTTTCTGTATACAGAACCATCGTCTCCGCCTAAAAGTTTTTTAGATCTTATTTGAACATATCCACCTGGTTTACTTGTATATATTGTGTCTTTTGTTGCGTTATTGAGTTCTATAATATGTGCAGCGTCTTCTGCCGAAGAAATTTTATCTCTATCAAAAAATGAAGCTACGCCTTGAGCTAATCCACCTACTCCTAGTCCACTTGCCAAAGAAGACAGGGCTGTATTTCCTACTCCTGCCCAACCTTCTTCATATCCACCTGTTAGGTGAAGATTTGATTTACCAACCTCGCCTCTAAGATCTTCTACCATTGTATCAGCAAGGTTAGCCTGTGTGTTTAAATTATCTACATCTCTCCAATCGTCTATGTGAATTTCTTTTTTTATTTCACTTTTTGCGTTGACAATGGCGTTATTGCGAGTGTCAAATTCGCTGACAGCTGGGCCATCTCCTTGACCAAATACTGTTGCCACATCGTTTCCAAACTTTTGCCATTCGGAAGTAGATAAACCAGTTGCCCCTTTAAGTAAAGTATTTCCACTTTTTGCCAAAGCGCTGCCAGCAGCTTCTTTAAATGACATATTACTAGTGTCTATATCTTGATCACCAACACTACTTGTTATTACTGGAAATTTACTTGTATCTAAATTTATGTTTTCAGTAGTAAGTTCCACAGTTTCAGATGTATTTCCGTCTGCATCTGTCGCTTTACCATTTGAGTCTTTTATGTATGTTCTATGAAAAGTTACAGAATCGTCTCCGCCAATTACTTTAGTTATTTTCTCTTTATTTTTTTCTGCTTCTGTAACAGTCACAATGCCGTTATTGTTAATGTATTCGCTTTTACTTTTTACAGCTATTATTTTCATATAATTAACTTAAATGAAATTAATCGTGGCTCTCTCCAGTCACCGCTGCTGTTTCTGGATCTAGAGTTATTGTATTCCTTTGACCATTTATGGCGGTTGTGTTAATTGTCTGGTTATTATTTCTGAACAAATCTACAAGCTGTGCAAGTAGCTGTTTAATTGATACAGTTACCGCTGGGTCCCAAAGTTCGTCTCTTAAGTCTTCCATTAAAGACAACTGTTTCTTTTCTCTAGAAATCTGATCGCTTTCTTTCATTTTTTCTTCGTCAGATTTTACTTCTTTTGTTGTCGTTGTTATAGAAGATGCTGCTGAACTTGCTGCTGACGTACTTGTAGAAGTATTGTTTGTTCCAGTTTGAGCTTCTACGAATTTAGCTCCCTGAGCTTCTAGAACTTTTGGCTGATTTTCCTGTTCTGTCTTTTTATCTACAGCTTGAGTTAAATCTTCTGAAGAGTTTGCAATTGTTTCTGCTGTATTTTTCAAAGCACCAACTACTTCTGGGCCAGTTATCTGGTCTATAGATTTGTTAATACCTTCAAAAGCTTTACCAACTACTGGTAAATGAGATAGAGCCTTTAATATTAATTGAACTGGTTTTAATATATATCTTAAAACTGTTAATATTACTCCAAGTATATTTAACAACGGAGGGAACAATGTCTTAACAAGTGTATTAAGAAGCTCTGATACTATAGGCATAATAACATCAAGAACTGGCTGCAATTTTACCATTAAATTGTCGAGAAGTTTATTAAGTGGCTCCTTGATTTTATCAAGAACTTTTCCGATTAAAGCCATAACTATAGCCCAAGGTCCAAGCATCTTAGTAATTCCACCAATAGCTTTTAATGTTCCCTTTCCTGCGGCTGCTGCACCTTTTGCAATTCCTCTGCCAGCTGTTTTGGCAACACCTTTAAAACCACCACCATTGTTAGCTATAGCTTGCCCAAGCTTAGAAGTGTTCCATTTTGCTGCTATTGTATTTCCTATACCATGAACAAGATTTGACATTGCTGATAGTGGCCCTTTGTTTGTTTCTTCAAGGGCTTTATTAAATTTTTTCTGCGCATCTGCTTGTGCTTGCTTTGCTTTGGTAATTTCATCTTCCAAAGATTTTCCTTTGAGTTCTTGCTGTATAGTCTTTAGTGTTTCTTTATTGGTCTCTAAAATTACTTGCTTTTTCTTTTTTTCACCCTCAAGAATTCCTTTTACATTTGCGTCTCTCGCTTCAGCGATTTGTTTATCAATTTCGGCAATTTCTTTTGCGGCAGCTAAACTAGCTGCTTCTGCATTGTTTTTGTCCTCTTGCTTTTTTACTAAATCTTGCAGATTTTTGTTTGCTTCGTTTAATTTATCATTATACAATACTGCTGCTTTGTTTGTCTTTAAATATTTATCTGACCAAACCTTCATTTGCCCTGAAACTTTATCTGAATTTATGCTTAATTCGTTTACCGATTTGGCTATATTTTCAACACCTTCATCTATGTTTGATCCTGTGATCTCTTTTATTTGAGCAGCAATTTTTTTCATTTGCTCGCCAATTTTTTTAGCAGTTGTTTCGTCTCTATTTCCTATAGCCTGTTTTTTTGCTTTTTCAAGCTCTCCGTATAATTTCAACTGATCTTGAACTTTTATTTTTAAGTCGTCAAAATTCTTGAGATAAGAATCTATTCTGTTTTTAGCAGAAGCATCAAAGAATGCAGCGGTAAAGTTTTTTCTTTGTGCCTTTGCAACTAAGGCTTCTGTCTTTTTGTCTACACCTGTGAAGAATGTTTCTACATCACCCACCCAAGTTCTATGAATGGCATCTCCAAAACTTCCGAAGAATGTTCTTGTTTGAATTTCTGTTTTTTCAAAGCCTTTTTTAAAACTGTTTACCATTGTATCAGCTGCAGCTTCTGTAGCAACAGACATTTGTTTAGGAGAAAAGGCTTCTTTGAAACCATTAGCCAACATATCTTTTATTTTATTGATTACTACTGGCATTGCAATTAATAGAACGCCTGGCAAACCACGAAGAACTCCTTCTATTTTATTGAGTCCTCTATTTGCTTTTTCAAATATAGCTTCTGTTTGAGAATTTAAATCTTTTAATGTGTCTAATGCTTGTTCTTCTGAAGTCTGAGCTGCGTCTGCAACTTCACCCATAGCTCCCGATTCCATTTTAGCCATTTGAGTTGCTTGCTTGTAAGACATTCCCATAGACTTAGCAAATTGACTACCTGCTATTGGACCCATGTCTACAATTCTTTGAGCCATTTCTTTTAATTGGTTATTCATTCCATCAAGACTTATGTTTCCAGAAAGAGCATCTTCCATAGATATGCCAAGCTGGCTATAAAGCATTATGTTGTCTTCTATTCTATCTGGGTCTAACAGTCGGCCTATTAATTGTGTAGACTCCTGAGCAGAAACTCCGACTTTTTCTAAGGCGCCAACGAGTGCTGTCATGTTGTTAGTTACTTTTTGTATATCTCCGCCAGTTTTACCCATTGCAACCATACTAACTGCTGCTTGTTGAATTGAAGAAGTTAACGCTTCCATACCAGCTTTTGATATACCAACTTTTTGCTGAACTTTTGTCATTCCAGCATACATTGCTGTTATTGCTTTGTCAGATAAGCCAGCGCCTTTAGACAATACATCTGTTAATTGTAAAGCAGAGCTTGCAGAAGTTCCAGTTGCTCTTGAGAATAAGTTTATGGCAGCTGCTGCTTCTTTTATATTACCTACATATTTTGCTTCAGATAGGGAAGTAATTAAACTGCTTGCTTCTTCATAAGAAGCTCCAAATTCTTTTTGTAAACCGTTTACTGCACCTTTTAGTTCTTTTATGCCTTCTCTGCCTTTACCCATTTGCATTGAAAGCTTAGTCATTTCATTGTCAAGCTTTATTGAATCTTTTACTAAATTTGTGAAGAAACCAGCTAATGCACCAGCGCCTAAAATTTTTCCAAGACCAGTCACACTACTGGCGATGTCATGGACGGTTTCGCTAATTACTTTAACAGCTTTTTGTGTGCCAGTTAAGTTTTTACTAACATCTTTTTCTAATGTTTTGTTAGAGTCATTTATTTCTTTTGCTATATTTTGAACAGTGTTGCCAGTTTTTAACCATTGTTTATTGTTTTCTTTTATGGCTTTTGTGAAATCAGCCATAGCACTGGTCATGTTCTTTATGTCTTCGCTAGTTGGTTCTGCCATATTTCCTCTAAATTAACTTCTATTTATATGCGGAGTATTCTTGTTCTAGACCAGGGTATTTGATTACTTCTAATGTTGTGGTATATCCCGCGCTTGAAATAGAATGTGTAATTTTTGTAACAAGATAGTAGCCAGACAAATAACTATTTTCATAAACCGAACTTCCATTAGACCAAGATGCTGCTCCTTCTTGCTGCAGCTTTATATCTAGATGGATTGGATATCTGTATGGCTGTATTTCATCTACAAACACTAATGATGGATCTCCTAATAAAGTTATTGTACCTTTATTAATAGCCTTCATAAGATTATTCATAATGTTGGTTTGCTTTCTATTTCTATTAATAAAGTTAGGGAACATTGTGTCCGAAGCGGTTTCCTGAATCCTAGAAACAGTTAGCTTAAGGCTGTTGTTATTATCCTTATCTGTAGCATCTGTAACTACTCCGTTCTTTATATTAATTGCCTTAATACTAGAATACATCGCAAATTCTGAAGATGTTTTTATAGACAAATCTTTTACAATGTGTTGTTTAGCATTTCCAGTTCCCCAGTGATAATTTCTTATATATCCTGGTCTAGAAGGCTTCTTATAATAAAAACCAACAATTGGCTGATAAGAGCCATTTTTTGTTTTATATTTTCCAACAACACTCCAAGCGAGATGGTAATTTGCTCCATCTTCTGTTAACACCGTTGTATTCTGATTACCCTCTTCATCTTTTGAAGCAGTAGATACAATATCTGTAGCTTTTGCCAATGGCATACACTGACTGCAGAAATCATTAAACAAAGAAGATAAAGATTTTGAATATACATTTGATAAATCTTGGCTATCTTCTCCTCCCAAAGAAATAGATATTGGCTGTCCTATTCCTTTATTGCTATTGCTTTCATATTCTTTCGATATTTCATCAAGATCTTCTGTATATTTTACTAAATCTGAAGATATCTTTTGCTCTAATTTCTCTAAGTTTTGTTTTTGGCCTCCAAAAGCCTGTCCCATAAGTTCTTGATAATAATCTTCTAAGCCATCATAACTTGTCCCCAAATAAGCGTCTTCAAACTTACTTCCGTTCTTTTTTATTTTGGCTTTTCTTTGCTCGTCATTAAAATAAATTTTTTCATCACCATTTATTTTGGCAACTACTTTCTTTTCGAGGTTTATCCAGTATTCTTCTTTTTCATCAGTCTTGTTTTTATTTTCCAGGAAAACTGCTTTACTTTTTACATAGCAGTCTATTAAGCAAATGGCGTACTCTTTCAAAGTTTCTTCCAAAGAATCTATAACATATTCTTTAAAGTTTTGCATATTGTTTCCAGCTATTTCGCTCATATAGTTTAAACCTTCGCTTTCATATGTGGCTAAGTCTTTATCATAAACAGTTAGTAGTTTATTTAAACTAATAAAAAAACATCTTAGTTGTTCTACTATTTCTTTTAAAGTGCAATTTATAATGTTTTGACTTGGGTTACAACTTTTGTTTAAAAAGTCAAAAACAGCTTTTAGTGTTTCTCTGTAACCTTCATTGTCTTTACCGTCTATATCGTCTATATCGTAGACTTGTATAAATTTATCTGGCAACGTTCCATCGTCTTTAATAAATTGTATTATTTCTCCATTTGCTTTTATACCGTATTCGCTCCATTTTGGTAAACTTTCAGTGTTGTTGTTTGACTTGATTACATAATCTCCGCCATTTTGTAATATCTTGTAAGCTTCGTCAAATTTTTTTTGTAGGTCTTTAAAATCATTTACGATTTCTTTTGGTTCTTTTAAAAATCTAACTGAAAAATTTTTAGATACTGCTGCAGAAGTAAAAACTTGAGCTCCAACAATAACATCTTTTGTGCTAACCATAAAATTGCCATATTTGTGATAGTTAGTTATTGCATCTTTTCCACTAATGTCGTAGTTGCTTATGTTATAATTTTTATAAACATCCAAAAGTTTACTAGCCGCTTCTTGTGCAGAAGTTTTAAAGTGGCCCCATTTATCAGGATTATTTGAAAGACTTTTACAAAATTGATATGTGTAATTCCAAGAATTTAAGCAATCGCTTGAAAATACGCAGTTGCTTAAGCCTTCTTTTATTGTTGTCCATTGGCTATTAATGTAGTCTTTTGCTTTCGATTTATTTTCCAATAATTCTAAATTTTCTTCGTCAAGCCCTAAAGAAAATTGTTTCAGGCTTACTGTATTTATAAAACCACAATTTCCATGCTCTCTTACATCTCCAGTTCCCAAACTTCCTTGATTTGGAGTAACATATGAGAGAAGAGGAATGCTTGTATCAAATTTAAAACTTGTATCTTCGTCTGGCAGCTTAAAAGCCGTGTTTAAACCAAAACAGCCGCAAAGACCGAGAGTTGCTTTATATGTGTTGCCATCAGCACGTTTCTCTGTATATGTAGATGAATATTGTGCTGCTCCCCCTGGGAATACCGCTGTTTCTATCCATTTAACAGAATCGTCAAATTTTTTCTTTAAATTGTTTCCTGCCTGAGCTAATTTTTCTTTTGAAGAGTTAGCTATCTTTACTCTTTCAAATTCTTCATATGGCTCTTGTGGGTTTATTCTATAATCAAAACTACTAAGATTATAAACCTTCAAACCTACTAAAGAAAGCCAAGCTGCTGCTAGATTTTGCTTTGTAATTTTTACCTTTTCATCTGCGGCAAACTTTTGATTTAAGCTGTAATAGCCATTGTTTACAGAAAAATCGTGTGCCCAAGCAATACATTTTTTAGGGTCAAACGATATTTTTCCTTCGTTGTTGTCTTTTTTTCCACCAGAGACTTCTTTTCTGAAAGCATATAGGTATGTGCTATATCTCTGTCCTTTGTCTACCGACTTTGTTACTTCGTTTTCTGGATATTCTCCTGTTTTTATAAACTCTGAAGCTTCTTTAACGGCAGTTTCGTTATAAAACACTGGGGAACCATTTATTCTTAAATTGTTGTTTGGGTTGTAATTTATAATAGCTTGCAAGTCTTTTAATACTTCTATTTGCTTTCTTATATCTTCCATTACACTTCTTTCGTTATCTAATACTTTGACTATTTCATCTTCGTTTGCTAAAACATATGTTCCGTCTTTGTAATTTTTTAAAACTGCACTACCGTTTAAATAATTTTTTGCGTTAGAAGGATCGTCATACCATACCAATTTAGCTGGTGCATCTTCCGAAGAATTGAAAACATTCATTAAGCTTGCTAGCAATCTTTTTGGAGTACCTCTTAAATTTGTATATTGCTGCATAAATTTTAAATTATTTAGCTCAAAGGCTTCTGTGTTAGTAGCCTTAATTGTATAAATCATTCCAGTATTTGTAAGAGTTGTCTCAAGCTCTGTCATAAAATATTCTTGTGGTGGAATTTTTTCAGTTGTTTGATGTTTTAAATATTGTAAAACATTTCCTGGGTTTACGCTTTCTTCTTTTTCGTTTTGACTATCTTTGCTCCAAGTGTTTGCAGAAGTCCATCTGTGAGAAGCAGCTCCCCAATAATCCTTTTGCCTTTCTGTAGTGCTATTGCTGCTTGTGCTGCTTCCTTCTTTATTGAAGAATGGTGAAGGTGTGTTATTTTCTATATGATAACCATAAGAAATCATTAAGTTGTTTTTTACTTTTTTTGACTCTGGAGCCAAAAATGTCAAGTTTGTTCCAGAAGCTAGAGTAACTTCTTTACTTCCTTCAAGAGCCTTGCGTCTTCTTTCAGAAGCACTAATTTCACTTTTTTCAAAAACGCTTACATTTCCATTCCCAGTTTCTATAGCGTCATGAATATATCCAGCAAGAGTTGTGAATGTTCTATCTATTAAAGTAAGTGTAAGTCTTTTAAAAGATCCACTGTCTTCTATAGACATTGAAACAAAGAAATTATTATTATTGTTTGAAACACCAGCAGAGCCAGCCATGTTGGCTGCTATATCTTTTAAACTTATCCACTGTGTTTCTATTTCGTCTTGGCTGCCAGCTGCAACAAGCGGGTCGCTATTGTTTGTTCTTTTTTTTGCAACTTCTCCATTTGTGGTATATACTGGTGCTAAAAAATATATATCAGCTCTAACAGCATTAATATTGTATTGGTCATAATATCTTTCTACGTCTATTAGTTTTGGGCTTGCGGCTGTTTTATGTTTGTATAAATCAAAGTTTTCTTTTTTTATATCATCATTGTTTGTTAAATTTTTTATAGTATCATCATTACCAATTATTGTTGTCTCTGCTATTTTAATACCATCATTTGTATCTTCACCGCTTGAAGCTCTTGAAAAGCAGTCTATCCACTCATCAACATTAATTTCTTGAACCATTTATCTTTCCTTAATAATATTAACTTAAATAAAAAAAGACTATCCATTGTGGATAGTCTTTTAAGTAATAGTTTTTTACTATTAAGCTGATTCTGTAGATGACTGTGAATCTTCTACTTTGATAGCCAAATCATAAGCGTAAGTACAAGCAATTTCTGTTGCACCAGCGTCTTCATAAGAAAGTGTTCCACCAAAGTCTACAGAAGTAGGGAAGATACCGAAGATATTCCAAGCTCTGATAATATTACCAGCTGGGTCAAAGTTTGCTTCAGTTGCAGAAGTTGCGTACTGTGTTTTATATCCCATCTGACCTGTGAGTGGGTTATAAATCATAGAACACCAGTTATACATTGCGTCTCCAGCTGAAACTTCTCCGCTCTGTCCAGCGCTTGTGTTTCTAATGAAATCATTAAATACTACGTTTAAATCATTCCAAGAAACCATACCTGCTGTATTGAAAGCTTCGTGTATACGCTTTGTTTGAGTTTTTTCGAAACTAATAACTGGAACACTTGCAGATTTAGCAACGAAAGCAAGACCTTCTACCAAACCATCTTTGTTTCCTGGTACAGAAGAGAACTGGAACAAGAAACGATTCTTTCTTACTGGTTCAAGCTTAAAAGATCTGCTATCTGATATTTTTAATCCTGCCATTATTTTCCTCCTAAAATTATACTAAATTATCTTTCAGACAACTTTGCATAGTATAATTTTAGGAGAGGTTTTTTAGCCTGCTACTTTATATAAAGTTATTAATTGTGAGTAATTTCCTTTAATAACCTTAAACACTCTTTGATTTGAAGAGCCCCTAAGCGGCAAGTTTTGTTTTAATTCTTCTACGAATCTTCCTTCTATTAAAACATCAATATATCTTAAAACTTCATTAAACTCTTTTCTTTCTTGAAATTCTTCAAGTGTATAACCAGTCCAAAGATATATTTTTATATTTGGGTAAGCTGTTCTTACTTCTTTAAGAACAGTTAACACATCTTTTATATTTTTTGGGTCCAAAGGTTCGCCACCAAGAACTGAAAAATTCCTCATAACTCCATTCTTGTTTATTTTTTCTTTTACTTCGTTTATAACTGTTCTGACTGGTATATCTTGTCCAGCACCATAATCCCAAAGGTTCTGATTATGGCAGCCTTTACAGTGGTGTGGACAACCAACTGTCCACAAGCTCACTGCAAAACCATCATCACAGTCAACTATATCATCTTCTATAATTCCTGCAATTCTCATTATTAAAGTCCTTTAAATTTAATATTCATAAATTTAGTATGAGTCTGTCTAAGCTCAACTTCTCTCTGCTTTCCATCGTTGAATGAGTTACGATAGTTACCATTTAAATAACCAGTAATTCTTCTAAGCCAATTTATTTTTCGGCTTCCACAGATTGGACAAACTCCTACATCTTCTGAGAGATTATCAGTGTTTCCACATTCTGTACATTCATTGATTTGGAAGTTTAAAGCGAAGTAAGGAATATCCTTGCTCATTGCATAATCAATAATCTGTTCGATTGCTTTAAGATTATACTTTACATCGTCTCCAATTTCTACATAAGTGATACAACCAGCTGAAGAATAACCAGTTAACTGACTTTCAATATCAATTTTGTCAAATGGTGAAATCTTCTTGTATACTGGAACGTGAATAGAGTTAGTAAAGAATAATTTCTCAACTCTGTTTCCGTCGTCATCAATGAAGTAAGTAACATTTTCTACATCACCATATTTTCTCTTGAATGCTTTGAAAGAAGTAAACGACAAATTCTCTGCAGGTGTATAATACACTCCGAAGTTTAATTTGTAACTTTCCTTATACTGACTACACTTATCGGCAAAAAGCTGCTCGATTTTCTTTGCGAGTTCCATACCTTTAGGATCACACTGATCACATCCAACAAGAATCTCAAGAGTTTCAGCCAAACCAATCTGACCAATAGCAAGAGTTCCATGTTTCAAGGCTGAAACGATTCCCTCTTCAGGAACATAACCTTTCATTGTGTGATTTCCATACATAAATGTTGAAGACTCTGGAGACTGTGCTGCAATCCAATTAAACCTTTCAATCAGTTCGTCCTTAGCATCACCGATATATCTTTCAAGCAAATCCATAAAATAATCTACTACATGCTCTGGTTTGTCTTTTGCTTTTTTCTTTGCAGCCATTGCAATCATTGGAAGAATTACAGTAGCGGGGGCTATGTTTCCTCTTCCGTCTTTCTGAATTCCAGACCAAAGCATATCTCTTGGAAGCTTATTGTCTTTATTTGTTCTTACTAAAACTTCTTTAAAATACTCTTTTGTAAAATTTACATCAAAACCATTGTATGTTCGGCAGCCCATTGTAGACATTGCTTCATATGGCTGCTCGTCTTTATTCATTTCTATTCCATTTGGCCCAACAGTAAAACCAAGAGTTTTTTGCATTTCTTCTGGCCACTGCAATAAACAAGTCCAAAGAAAGCCATCGTTTGAATTTGGGTCATTTTTGTAAGATTCTCTTAAATCATCTAAAACTTCTTTCTTTATAGCTTGAGATTTTTCAAAAGCTTTTCTCTGAACAGACCAATCACAGTTTGCAAAGTTTGGATAATCTCTTTTTACAAGAACACTAATTGCTTGTTGTTTTAAATCATAGTTTGGAGTTCCAGCTTTATCGTTTACACCTTTTTTATACTGGAAAATTCCACAAGGGAATACTGGTGTAAGCCCAAGCTCACCAATACCTTCTTCCCAAGAACTAAGAAGATGTTTAGTTACTAATCTTCCTGCAGCAGAAGTGTCTAAGCCATAGTTTACAGAAGTAAATGGTAGCTGATTTCCACTTCTTGACTGAAGTGTATTTGCATTATGCAACCAACCTTCCATTGTCTGATGAATTTCTTCTTCCAAATCTTCCATAGCAAACTTAGCAGCCTGTGCATTGCAAGCTGTATATTCAGTATCATCTATTGATAGATAAGGTTGGAAAGAATAGTCCAAAGGTTTTCCAGTAAGTCTTTCATAATTCTTTTTATAGAATTTGTAATAATCTTTATTAACAAGTGGAGCATATGTAAAGTCAAAGTGTGTGAGAGAAACTCCACCAAACTGAGCCATAGATTGAGACTGTAGTTCCATCAACTGAAGCTGTCCCTCTGTTGAAACTCTACCAGCTTTTCTTATATCCTTAGGAATCTTAACTGTCATACCATTATCACGGTAATCGTCTGCTGGGAAAGAAAGACAGTTGTGCATTGCTTTTTTGTAAGCATCTGTGTCGTGAATGTATACCAGGAATTCTCTATGATTCTTTGCAAATTTTGGAGTAATCATATAATTCAAGGCATACTCTTTATCATATACTGCGTGAGCTTCACCTGACTTTCCGCCGAAAGATAAACCATCAACATTTGCGTTTTGTTTATCCCAAGCTTTTCCAGAATATTTCGCTTCCATTGCTCGAACAGTTTCATCTTTTATAAATCTTTCTTTCCTTCTATCTTCTCGATATTTAATAAAAGAACGAACTACTGCTGTGTAGTTCTTATGAACCAAACCGTCTTCTACCAAATCTTGAATTTCTTCTACAGTGATTTCTTCCACTGCTTTTGGCATTTTCTTAACTACCCATTTTACAACGTCCATTATCTGGTCATCTGTAATTTTGTTTTCTTTTTCGATTGGGTACTCCTTACTGTTGTTTGCTGCTTTGATTGCTTTAAAAATCGTTGCTTCGTCAAACTCTTTTTTTCTTCCGTCTCTTTTTATTACTTTCATATAACCTCTTATAGTGGTCTTTTAACTTGTTTTAAATATAAAAGCACTATATATGGTGTTATATTACCATGCTTAATTTTTTTGTCAATGACTTTCTAAGATAATTATATGGACAGAATTACAGCTAAGAAAATTATAGAAATAAATTTTAACAAAGGTAAGGCTAAAGCTTTTCAAAATAAAGAAAAAACAATTAAAGCTTATTATGACTTGTTAGATTCTCTTGATGAAAAATATAAAGTTTCAATTGGTCACAGGCTGAGTCCTTTAGACACTCCTATGATTATAGTTGGGCACAGGCTTAATCTTGTTTATCCACTTATTTATTGTTTTGATGACTGCTATTATTTTCACCTTCCTACAACTA